TGTAATGCGAACCCTGGGGTACTTGCTACTTGTGCTGGCATGTTTTTGTGTTTTAAATGTTTCTATTACTTTTTATTTTTAGTCCTCTTCCGCTATCACTTTCAGTAGCTACAACTTTAAATCCTGATTGGCTGATTGACTGTGGTACATTTCTAGTATCCATATCAATATTCTTAATTTTTTTTGCATTATCTAATAACGCTTCAGCCTTGCCTTGTTCGTAAAAGAACGCGGCCATCTTCTCTGGATTCATAGCAGCTGCTAATGAACGGTGGTAACCAACATGATCAGATATCATTCCATTTGCATCTATATACTTAGATATAAAGTTTGAAACATCTGATTGAATTTTCTTAGTCTCTTTAACATCTCCAGGTGAAAACTTAACTGTCTTATCTCCTATAACGAAATCAAAACCTTTGAAATCATCAGAGAAAAGTTCCTCCGTCTTCTTTTGAAAATACTCAGATTTTCTGTAATTTTCTTCTTGTTGACTCTGCGAATCTTGAACGTATTTCTTGTAGGCGTTGTAAGTCTCCTTCTCATCTTCAGAGACAAGACCTCCAGCTGACTCAACTGGTATCCTATAAGCCTCCTTTGAATCGTCAAAGTACTTCTTAGCCTTAGCAAGCTCTTTCTTCTTGGCGAGTTCTTTCTTCTTGATATCCTTTGGATCATCTAAATCCTCGTCGTACGAGAACTTTTCCTCAATCATATAAGCGATATCCTCATCGTCTAGATCTTCATCTGTCTGTGAGTAGTACTCTGCCAACAATGAGTCTGAATCCATTGAGCTGTAGTCCCTGTTTAACTTAACAAAGTCTTCAATTCCACGTCCAGTCTCTTTCTTATATTTGAAGTATGCAGACACGTCACCTGGTAACTCTTCTGCCTCTTCTCTCTTTTGAAATAACTCATCAATTGATGTTACCTCCTTATTGTATCTGTTCTTAATGTACGATAGTACATCCTCATCCTTAAGCTCATTTGTCTGTTCAGTCTGTTCATTGGCAATGAACTCTTCTTTTTGTTGAACATCCTGACTAAACTTTTCCTCGTGTTGATCTAACAACTGTTGTTCTACCTCTTGAATAGACTTTTGCTCAGAGACACCTACATCTCTAACTGTGAAATTTTCCATTTGATTTGATTTTTAATTTATGAATTATCTTTAATATATTTATTAAATTCATTTTTATACTCTTCCTCTTCACTAAAAAACTGTAAATACTTTTTTGCAAATTCTAATAGTATTGGGTCATCCCTAAAATGTCCTAATCCTCTGTTACAATGATTACATAGCATTCCTCTTACAAAATTTCCTTTATGACAATGATCAACTACTAATTTTTCTTTTGATCCACATATCGTGCAACTTTCTGTTTTTATTAATTCAACTAGTTCTTGATCTGAAATCATTGACCTGTATAATCCTCTTCTAAATTCATTTCTATATGATGACCTACAAGGTTTACACCAACTGTCAAGTTTATCTAAAGTTTTAATGTTTTTAGGAAAAAATTCATTTGTCCTTGGTTTTTCAATATTACATTTTGTACAAATTTTATTTTTTGAAAACCCTAATTCTAATATTTTTTTATTATTATATTCCTTACCACATTTTATACTACAAAAAACTGCTCCAGAAATTTTTAAAGTTCTTTGTATATCATATTTTCCTCTTTCAAATTCTATATTACAATGATAGCAATTTATTTTTATTTTAACTGACGGCATATTAACAATTCCATTTTTTTCTAGCAAGTCTTAACCTACTATTTGGATCTTTAGCTGCTTCTGGAAACTTATTCATTTGACCTTCACTTCTAGCGCAGAATGATTTTCTACGATTTGCGTCCTTACTTCCTGGCTTTAATTCTGATGGCTTCTTCGTTACGGCCATCTTTAACTTACTTCCTGGGTTCTCTTTTCTATAGGATGCAACACCCTTAGCGTTTAATCCTCCAGTTTCTGACTTACCTTCTTTTCGTGTCCAGGCTGCTGTCTTCATTTTTTTGCAAAGTTAGTTATTTATCTTGGTTCAAATTCAGCCATATCAAAGCCATCTAAACTATCCTCATTCGACTCAAAGTTTACTGGTGGAAGGTTATTCTTACGCTGATCAATTAGCTTTGACTGCTGTGTGTTCTGTATACTTATTCTCTTATCCTTTGCTTTTTCTTTAAGAGTATCCTTCTGACTAATTTGTTCTGTCTCTATACCCTTTATCTGCATCTGTAGGTCAAACTCCATCTTCATAAGTTCCATCTTAAGCTGTGCCTCCTGCTTCAGTTTCTCAATATCAAAGCCAACCTCTGCCTGCTTGATCTGCATCTTAGACTGTGTCTCTGCCTGTATGGCCTGCAACGCACTCTGAGCTGCTGCCTGTTGAGACTGCTGTTGAATCTTACCTTGCATTTCCTGCTGAGCCTGCTGGTTCTTCTGTATTGTATCCTCCTTCTTCTTTCTCTGAAGTTTAAGGTACTGGTTAGCCAGCTTAAGGTTTCTAATCTCTCTGATGTCTATTGCATCCTCAAGGTATATAGAGTCTCTAGATAAGGCCATCTGAATGTTTGCCTCTAGTTGAGCCTTCTCCTCCTCATCTGGTGTAACCTCTATAAATATTCCAAAGTCATATATGTGTAACTCCTTGATGTCCTCAAGTATACTCACATTGTACTTACCAATCTGAAGGATGAACTCCTCCTTAAAGTCTGAGTACTCAAGTATGTCTGCAACCCTGCAAGATATTGCTTCAGATAGTGTCTTAGTAATGTATAAGCTAGACTCAAGTATGTGTCTTGTAGCTGTGTTTGAGTTAAGTGCAGCAAGTTTCTGTACACCAACTAGTGAGTTAGGATCTGGCATAGAACCATCACGAGCCTCGTTAAGACCTGTAACATCTCTAATCATTCCTAGGTAGTGGTTATAACTACCAACAAGGCTAGATATCTTGGCCTGTCCACTGTTTGAGTTTAGTTCCTGGATCGGAACCCTTGCGTTATTGAACTCACCATCTCCAGTGTAGCTCCTACCGATTACACTACCAGTCTGGAAGTATAGTCTAAGTGCATCCTCTGGTGTATATGCAGATCCAGTTCCAAGGTCAACCTCATTAATACCATCAGCATCAATGAATACACCATCTGGAACTACCTTAGATATAACCTGTTGTAATTTTAAGTGCACAACCTGTATAAGGTCAGCAAATGGAATCATTCTCTTAACGAGAGACTCTATTGCACCCTTGTACATCCTTGGTGCAACCGCAATGTAATTAGGCATAGCATGCTGTGATGCTGACTTAGGTCTAACCATGTTACGAGATAACTCCCACTTTAACATAATATTAGTACCCATTACCATCACACCATCGTACCACACATCTATAGTCTTCTCAACCTTCTCGAAGTTCCCCTCATCCATCATCTCCTGAGGTGGGTTGAAAGTGTCCTCCTTATCTATTATCTTGAAGTTCCCGTTCTCAAGGTTCTTCTTCTTGTATACTATCTTCTTGGTAGTCTTATAGTTAAAATATAACAGCGTAGCAGTGTCATTGTTAAACAAGCTGTTGCTATAAAACTGGGATGAACTGTAGTAGTTATACCAAGCCTGGCTATACTTAGAAATCTCTTCAAGTTGTTCATTAGTAAGCGTAGTGTCTATCTTTACAAGCTCTGTTATAGGTACGGTCTTAATCTCTCCCCAGTAGAAGCAGTCCTTAAAGTTTGGATCCTCTGTGTAGCTGTGAACTATATTTGCTGGATCTACATACTCAACTCTAACTCCATCTCCTGGAAGGAACATGTGCTTAACAACACCAATTCCTAGTGTGGCTATGTCGTAGTCAACTCTTTTGCGTGTCTCGTTGTAGTTGTTCTGATCTAGTATAGTGTTTATGGCCTCCTCCTCTGCAATCTCTATGGCTGGCTTGTACTTAAGCTCCATATATAGAGCTAGTTCCTCGTCATTCTCTGGAAGATCATCAGGGTTTGTGTCGAACGCGTCAACACCTAGATTATTCTTAATGTCAGTTAAAATATCTTTTGACAGCATGTCCGCCTGTACCATGTCCTGATACTTAGACTTCTTCTGTAGTGATATAGAGTCCTGTGCGTATGCCTTTACTTTAAATAGTCGGTCATTCATTCCGTTGACAACAACGTCAACAAACTTAGGTATGATTGGCACTGGAGTCCAGTCCAAGTTTAGGTGGCTTAGATCTCCGTCTACAGCCATCTCGTTCTTATACTTAGCCACAGACTGTTCGCCCCTAGCGTATAACCTTAGCCTATGAAAGTCGCCCCACTGATTATAGAATCTTGAGTTACTGTTATCCTTTCTAAACCACTCGTACTGAATAGATTGACCTATTTGAAGTCCGTATTCGTATGTTTCCTTTTCTCTATCTGATGCAAATTGATCAGGAAAGCCTATAGGATTTATTTTAATAGTTACTTCCTTCATCTTATAATTTCACTATATCTGCCATTGTTATTATATTTCGCAAAGGTAATGCTTAATTTCGATTCTTTTTTTGCCGTAAGATACACATTCTTTTGGTTAGCCATTATAGCTAATCCAGAGCTAATTGCAGCATCAAACTTTGTTCTATTGTTTATATCAAACTTAGCCCACTCCTCTATTGTCCTGGTAAAGTACATGCTACCCATCTCGTCAGAGTCCCTGTACGTACTCTCCATATCCAGTCCTACGTACTTCTCTATGTACGACTCAATTGCAGCCGCGTGAGACTGCTTAACATCTTCAGATGAGTTAGGTATACCACCTAGCTCCTTCTCTGTCTTGGACAGGTTTGTTATGTGCTTATCTGGTCTGTTCATAGAGAAGCCCCTGTAACCTCTGTTCTTTAGGTGGTACAGTAGCCTTGGCTTGTTGTTCTCAACAAGTATCGGCATCCCATAGAATACACACGCCATTAGGACCTCCTCAAAGAATATCTCTGCCGTCTGTGGCCTTGCTATGTATTCAAGGAAGAAGTGATTGCTTGGTGCGTCGTCCATATTGAACTTAGTCAGTCCGTGAAGTGATCCGTTAGATCCTCCTCCACCAACTGTTCCAGATATATCATAAGGGTCACACCCAAACGCACCTATGTGATCGTTACCTGGGTACCTCATCCCATTCTTATTGATTACATTATTCTGTAGCTGATTGTTTGGTATCCAAGACACTAGGAACCGTCCCCTTGTATCTGGTGTCCACACAACCCTAGTGTCCTTCTCTCCGTTATGCCAACTAAACGATCCTCGCGTTAGAACTCTATCCTTTATAAGTGAGTCGTTGTAGTCTATCTGCTGGTATATCTTTGTAAGGTTGAATATGGATGACTTACTCTCGTCCCTGAATGCGTGTGACTCTGTCCTAGAGAACTGTCTGTAGAATTCATTAAGAGCATCAGCGTCACCCTTAAGTGACTCAACCTCGTTCTCCCAGTAGTCAACTGCTCCAGTCTTTATCATAGATCCGTCTATACTCTTCATTGGCTTTGAAGGCTCTCTGAAAACTGGCATACCGTACAGATCTATGTAACCCTCAAAGTTCCACTCCATCGGTATATACAGAGAGTACATGCCAGACTTAGTCTGTCCGTTGTTGTTCCTTGTCTTTATGTTTGAGTCCTCGTACAGCTTCTTGAAGTTTGACCCTCCCTTTGCAAGCGCGTTAGGAGTGGATCCCATTAGGCACTTACCAATAATCCTGCTGCCTAATCGTAGGCAGGTCTTGGTAACCCTCCAGTTGTTTAGGATGTTGTCTGGTGCGAGCCACTTACCGCTCTCGTCGTGTATTAGTAGCTGTAGTTTCTGACCATCGTACGAGTTGTCTCCCGTGTTCTTCCAGTCAATCGTGGTGTCAAGACCCTGTATCTCAACATCTCCGTCCTCGTACATGTTCTTCTTGGTGATCTTGGATGCAGGAACCCTGAACGCCAACTCTGTCTTTGGCTTGTCCATACCATCCTGTATCGGCTTGAAGAAGAACGGGTAGTTGTTCACGATAGGCACAACCTTGTCAGTAAACATTGTCTTGGCATCGTTACCAGTCTTGGAAAGTATCCCAAGTCTTGCATCCTTTGCAAGGGTTCCTATGTTGGCCAGCTCGCTTGATCCCATGAACGAGAACCCAGAACGTCTGATCTTAAGGTACGTCATACCGAAGCACCTGTCGTCAGCCTTACAAGCCTCCCAGAATATAAAGAATATCCTGTTAGCCTCCCTGAAGTCTGGAAGTCCAACGTCAATCTTTGTCCACTGCAAATACATGTACTGAGAGCCAGTTATGTACGTGTCTATTCCGTTGTTCTTGAAGAAGAATCCGTTCTCCCTACGGTCAAACTCTCCCTCTATGTAGTCAACCCACTTGGCCTTGAACTCCTTTGACATCGTGTGCCACTGGAAGATAGACTTAATGTTTGACAGTTCCCTTGGATAGTCTGCTGGTTCCCAGTACTGGTTCTCCTTTTTCTCGTCCCTTTTATACACGTCTTTTGGGACGGATGGCAGTGCTATATTGAGACCATTTATCTCGTATATGTCACCAATGGTTCCGTCCTTAGATATTACAACCAGGTCGTGCTTCTCGTCATAACCATAAGCCCAAGACTTAGCCTTGTTCTTCATGTGTATGGTGTTAGCAGGTAGGAAGTCGCTAAGCCTTGTGTATAAGTTATTTAGATCTTTTTTCTGCAAATCCCTGTATTTTAGGTTCCGATACCTTAACCTCCTCGGTTAGTTTGTCGTTCTCTTGCTCTATCCTATTAAGTATCTGGAAGGCATCTTCGATAGCCAAGCGTTTTGTAGCTGCCGCGTTCTTTAGCTTATCCGCAGACAAGTCTGTCTCCATGCCAGTTATAATCTCGTCCTCTGCAACCTTTATTAGTTCATTAACTGCCTTATATCCAGCAGCAATGATCTTCTGTTTTATTATGTTGTGGTCCATTTGATTGTAATATTTTTGGTGGTCATCCTGTACAGTTTCTCGTCGTTTATATAGAATGGGTACTCACTGTCTGGCTCAAACGAGATCTCATCTCCAATGCTTAGACCAAGGTCTAGCAACTCTTGATTTATGTAGACAATGGTACCCATCAGTGGCTCCTCCTTGCTGTTCTTATTTATGGTAGATTCCATCTGTTTCAGTGGCTTAATAAAGCAGTACTTGGAGTGTGTGTTCCACTCACCGTTCTGGTTGTACATGAAGTACTGCTCGTCGTCTATAAAGAATAGGTCGTCCTTAAAGAAACTGGCTCCGCTCTTCTCCTTACCCTTCATGTCGTAGTAGACCTTGAAGACGTTGTGGTGAACTAGAAGTATATCGTTAACTTTTACTTTTCCGTCATAAGTTAAAGGTACACTTATAACTTCAGCAAGCCTGTTAGACACCGTGTGGTCCTCCTTAGACGTGCTAGTTATAAACTCAATCCCTCCAATATCTTTTATATTATCGTATCGCCTACCATCTAATGGTCGGACAATAAACATATCTGGGGATCTCATCAGAAGTTTATGTTGTACTCTAGTGAGACTGGCATGTTGATGTTAAACTCCTTCCAGCAGAACACCTCTGAGTTCTTCTCTATCCACACCTTTATACCACCAGACTTTTCGTCCAGAAGTATAGAGTGCACTGTGTAGCTCTTATCCAGGACCTCCTGACCGACGATGAAGTGCATCGCGTCGCTCTTGTAGTTAGGCCCTATAGATATCTTTCTAATATCATTCATTTGATTTATATTCCTCCGTCTTGTATTATCCAGTTATTTGGTGCTGATGTTAACACTGCTCTTTTTACGCTTGATGCCGCTGTATACTTAGCTGTTCCAAAACTTATGTTTGTTGAAAGTGGTAATGTTGTGTTTGGTTTAACACTTGGTAACGAACCCCATCCGTTGTATATCGCGTCTAGGTTAGTTGATGAGAATGTGGCTGGTAATTTTCCACCCATAAAAATACTAAAGTTAGTTACATTAGATACGTTCCAAGAACCAATGTTTTGGTTAAAAGCGGCAGCAGAATTAAACATACTATTCATATTAGTCACATTACTGACATTCCAAGAACCAATGTTTTGGTTAAAAGCGGTAGCACCCTGAAACATATAACTCATATTAGTCACATTACTGACATTCCAAGAACCAATAGGTTGGTTAAAGGCGATAACACCCTGAAACATATAACTCATATCAGTCACCTGACTCACATTCCAAGACCCAATAGGTTGGTTGAAAGCGTTATTTGTTGCAAACATAGAACCCATAGTTACTGATGCGGCAGGTGATGTATTTATGTTCCAACCATTTATGCCTGTTAATCCTGTTACTGGATTTGTATTTGTATTGCTTCCATTAGTAAAAGCATCCGCATTATAAAACATAGCATCCATGCTAGTAACACTACCAACATTCCATTTACTAAGGTCTTGGTTAAATGAACCATTTGATAAAAACATATTACCCATAGCAGTCACTTTACTCACATCCCAATCTCCAATATATCTATTGAAGTTAGTATTCTGGAACATTTGATTTGTAACCACTGAGGATGCAGTTGTACCTATATTCCAACCGTTTATACCAGTTCTTGAAGTAATAGGATTAGTAACTGAATTACCACTATTGTTAAATGCTGTTGCTCCACTAAACGTACCAGTGAATATTGTTACCTTACCAACATTCCATCTACTAAGGTCTTGGTTAAATTGAATTGCACCAGCAAACATACTACCCATATTTGTCACATTGCCAACATTCCAAGAGCTAATATCTTGATTAAATAAAACGGCATTTTGAAACATTGAAAGCATCCATGTAACACTAGTTGTGTTCCAATTACTCAATGGCCTATTAAACTTAGAAGCACCCAAAAACACACCGTACATATTTCCTGTTACAACAATATTCCAACCATCTAATCCAGCTCTTAAAGTTACAGGATTTATATTTGTGTTTAATCCATTTTCAAAATTAATAGCATTAGAAAATATACCACTAAGTGTATTCACTTTAGATACGTCCCAACCACTAATATCTCTGTTGAAAGCACTAGCACTAGCAAACATAGATTCTAAAGTAATTGTGCCTGTTACACTTCCTCCTATGTTCCAATTATTTATAGGTGCTGTATCATTTCCATTATTAAATTTAGACGCTCCTTGGAACATACTTTGAAATGTGGTTACCTTACTAATATTCCATGGCGTAGTTCCTGCTCCTAGGTTAGAGTTAAATGCAGTAGCACTTTTGAACATACTGAACATATTTACTGATGCTGCTGTAGTGTTTATATTCCAAGATAATTGATTAGCTGCTCCAGATGCAGATCCATTATTAAATGCCGTTGCACTTTCAAACATGTTTTCAAAACTATTTACTTTTGATAAAGAAGAGTCTGCTCTTTCCCAGTTACTAAGATTTTGATTAAATGCATAAGCATTTCTAAACACATAACCCATATAAGTTACATTACTTATATTCCAGTTACCAATAGGTTGATTAAAAGCGTAAGCAGAAGAAAACATACTACTCATGTTATTCACCTTAGAAACTGTAGATACGTTACCTAACGTACTTCTTTCCCAGTTTCCAATTGGTTGATTAAACACTCTTGCATCATAAAACATAGCACCCATATTAGTTACGTTACTGACATTCCAATTGCTAATATCTGAATTAAATTTATAACAACCTCTAAATAATGCACCAGCATTTAATAATGAAGATGTATTCCATTCATTTATTCTACCAATAGTGGTTATTTCAATACAATCATAAAATGCACCTGTCAAATCAGTCACTCCAGTTAAATCAGGAATATCAGTTATTCCAGACATAGTTACATAAGAACAACCATAAAAAGAATTTGCCGCTATTTTTAATTTACCCCAACTAGATATAGACCTTAGTTTTAATCTATCGTTAAAACCCCCAATCCCTAATCCAAAAGTAAAATTATCTCCAAATACCCTTACTGTATATGTGTCTGGTGCTGCATATGTGTGTATTCTATTTGCAACAATATTACTATTATTCATAGTACTATACTGACCATCACCCCAGTCTACCCATATTGATTTTCCAGAAGCAATACTTATTGGTAGTTGTATTTGATTAGTTGCTGATGAACTTTGTTTTATACTTAGCGATACGGTTCCAACAAAACTAGATGATGGTGTAATTGATAGTGTAGCCGCAGTTTTTGGAGTTAGGGTTACTATAACATTGGTTCCAGGATTTAATGCAGCACTAGATATACCTCCGAAGTTTATTACAAATGTACCTGTTCCAGTAGCTGTATACTTCATTTGATAACTCTGTCCTGCAGTAGGAACTAAACCAAACTGCAGTACAGCTGTACTTCCTGCAGTGTGAGTGTATCCACCATTTAAAAGACTTCCTCCAACAGAGGCAAGTGCCCAATTAGTTAAAGTTCCAGTTGCAGTTATACCAGCTTGCTCTGTTATACTAACTGCCCCAGCTTGATCTGTCTTCCAAACAGATTGGAATAAACTTAATTTTTTTGTTCCGTATGTTTGAAACGCTACTCTATTCATATTATAGATTTCCTGAAGTTATAAATTTATTTGGAGCTAGCACTCTCTTTAATGTAAAACTTAACTTAGGAAACATAGTTAAAGCTGAATTGTTATATAGTGTTACACCAGATACTGGAGCTACTGTCAATAGTGTCGAGTCCATTGTGACAAATGTACACTCAAATCCATCTGGCAATAACAAAGGAACCGTTAGTACTAAAGGAGTGGTTGGCACAGGAGCTGTAAATGTAATTACCTTTCCATTGTCTGCTGATGTTAATATGTAGTCACCTGTTTTTTCTAATACATTGTATATTAATGGGATATCTCCTGGTCCAACTAAAGATGTACCTCCAACTGTTTTTATGTTTACTCCAGATACAAGTGCGTCTTGTTTATTATTAAATGCAGTGAATTTTGCAGCGGTTAGCACACCTCTATTTGCAGCAGAAGCATCTGGTACGTTCAAGGTAATAATTGGCGTTGATGTTGAATTTACTACAGTGCTTGATAGGTCAGTTTGACTTACACTAGTAAGATTTAGGGCAGCTACTTCAGTAACAGTTCCTACTCCTCCACCTCCTCCAGATGTAACTGGAATATTTAAGACATTAGTAACAGGGTCTAATGTAGCTTCACCAGTTCCAAGTGTTGTAAGTGATATCTTTCCTTGTGTGATTGCAGTATCAATTGCAATAACATTTGGAGAAGAAGTAAATAACCCAAAACCAGGTGTTACCGCTTGAGCTACGTTGTACTGTACAAATGTAATCGGTGTGGTACCAACTGTTATTGTACCTACAGTGTTACATATGAATCCTTTTCCTCCATTTGTATCTCCAGACAGTATAAGTGTGTAGTCACCATAACGAATCTCTCCTAATGGGTTGTTATCTGAGTCTGCAGATCTAATTAATCTATAAGGTGTCACAGAGTCTCCTACAACATCTACAGTGTAAACACCGTTTTGAAGCGCGCTTGTTTGTTTCCAAACTAAGACTCTATCTAGGTAAGAAGGAAACTCTCCGTCTACCTGTAACGCACCATTTGTTGTTGCCGTAAGTGTGGCTCCAACTCCTGCTGTTCCGTTACTATAGTTAGCTGCTAGGTTGCCTGTTGTGGCTGTGTACACAGGAGAATTAAATACAACATTTCCTGAGATATTATCTACGTACTGCTTTGTTGCAGCACCTAGAGCAGTTCCTGGATCACCACTAAGAACTAACAGTCCTGACATTGTATCTCCAGATCTATTTACTGGTACATAACCTAACTCTGCCTGTTTAGACTTAAAATCAATCCAGTCCATATTACTTAATAGCCCCCTGTTTGAAGCAGAAGCGCTAGGTATATTAAACCTATGAACTGTTCCTGATGAATCTATGTTGAAGTTCGTTCCTGTGGTACCTACCTCTAAAGATTGTGCGGCTGCACTTAGGTTGTTTATAGACGTTATTCCGCCTCCACCTCCACCACCTGTTGAAGATATAAATCCTCCAGCTATTGTTATATTGTCGCCTGCTAGTATAACAGATCCATCAGCTGCTAGTATTTTAGAACTAGTACCACCTGGTATTTTAAATTTATTAGCAGTTATGTCTGTAATAGTTTCATTTCCTGCAATTGTAACCTGTTGAAGTGTTGGAGTTATTCCAGCAGCTGCACTAACTAAGTCAACTATACTTTGTATACTAAAATTTTTAGTTGAATTATCGTTTTCAACATCTGTTCCAATTAATAAATCATCAACATCTGGTAGTGCTATTTCTTGGTACTGGCTAATTTTTGTCATCTGTGATCTCTCCTGTTTGTAGGTTTATGTTTACGTTTCCGTAAACTTCTAATAATTTTTTTTCTTGTTCCTTAAAGTCAATTGAAACCGTCTCTAGTTTAGAGAATACGTCTTCCTTGAATACATTAAGTTTTTTTATTTCAATTTCTGCGTCTGCGATCTTTCCTTTTAAAGAATTAAACTCTGAATTAACTCTTCTTAGGTCTTGTAATTCTTGCTCTGTTATTGTTTTCATTTGATTTAATTTTTTTTACAAAGATACTTATTTATTTATTGACTTTATCACGTGATTATCGTCTATCTTATCTAGTATCCAAACTAATGCCTTTCCAAGACTAGTTAGCGTACCTGTCAATTTATTCTTACCTAATACACTTGAAATAGTCTCGTTTATGTCTCCAAACCTATGCCCAGTTGCAAGTGTTTTGTTAAACAATGTTCTAAACTCTCTGTTACCAAACTTGTCTAAGTTAACAGCTGAACTCTTAAAGTAGCCAGACTTTTCTTTAACAAATAACCAGTTGATTACAGTTATTGGAAGATAAAGCACATATGCTATTATAAACAGTATCATAATAAGATTGCGTCTGCTTGTATGAACAAATCATCTACCTGCTCGTCTGTCATTTGTAATGCGGACTGTAATAACAGGACTGTCTGACTTGCTCTCTCAACAGTTGTACCAAACTTCCATATATACGTTGCAGCAGTCTTAGATGGCTCTGGCATAGCGTCTATAGCAGACTCTATCTGGGTCTCTAGTTGCATTAATTTTAATACAGTCCTAATTCTCCAAAGCTGTACCTCGTATGGTACTGTTGGTTCAGAATACATTACGTATTGTATATACGCAGGTAATTCATCTTCTGAAACCTCAAAAGCATTTGGGAATTGTGTTAGTATTGGATGACTCTCTAAGTCACCTATGTAAGTATCTGTTATGACAACAGTGTAACTATCTGTTCCTACTGAATTTATTTGTCTTATGTGTTTCATTATACAAAATATTGAATTGTTGCGTATGCGTATCTATAAGCTGCAGCACCTCTTGCTACTACAACTTCGTAAACATTTGGAGTTCCTACTGATTTTATTCTCAAAGCACAATACGGGAGGTTTGTTGTTGGTAGATTTTTACTTGTAGTAATAACTCCTGTACCAAAATTAATAACCTCATTAGCAGCTACTACAGACGTAGGCAGGGCTGGGGTTGGAGCTGTTGATGGTAATTCACAAGCTACTGATGTTAAAGTACTTGCTCCAGCAACCCCGTAACTTAAATTTATTATTAACGTTACTAAATTACCAACTTGTGAAAGAGAGTATGTGTGCTGAGGATTTGTACTTGGAGCAGTGCCAGGCCCCCAAACGATAGTTCCTGAATATGTTTGATTTGTTAAGTTCTCAAATGGTTGTTCTGTAGGTACTGCGCTTGAAGCAGTGTTATTAGCCAGCATTGTGTAAGAGTTTTGAGATGGTACAGGTATTGATGACCATGTATTATCCCCTCGTAAATAAGTTGTAGCAGATGGCGTACCTGTTGCGGTTAAATCAGATACTCCAACGGATGTTAAATAAATTGTTGTATCAAGTGTAAATACTGATCCAGATATCATTCTAACAAATGGAGTTCCGCCACTAAAAGATAGAGCAGATAATCCTGATAAAATTGAACTGCTTGCTTGTTTAGAATTTAATTGTGTCTGAATAGCTGTAGTACTAATTCCTACAAGTGACTTTAACTCTGTTAATGTTGGATACCCATTTGCAGTAGTTAAACTAACTACATTTTTATTAGCGTCAAATGACGCTATTGTAGATGCTGTTTGTAATCCTATTTTTAAGTTTCCGTTTGATACCTCTAAATTATTTTGAGCATTAGAAGTTCCTCCTCCAAAATAGTGGGTTGCGCCAGTTCCATTGATGTAAAATGTTTGACCAAACTCAGGGAATATACTCCCTCCACTATAAAGATACCTTCCAGCAGTTAAATTATCTGTAAATGTTTTTGCTCCAGTTATAATTTCTGTTCCTGATAGATGAACTACATTTAAATCATTAGCTGGTGTATACCCTAGTATTGTTGATAATGATGCTGTTTTCCATTGCGCAGGTGATACTGTGTTATCATAGTACAGCGTGTCCTTTAATGTAGGTGTCTGCGCCTGTACATTATGTAGCTCGTCGAGCTCGTACCCGTTCTGTACCCTAACGTACATCCTACCAGAATTACCGTTACTTGCAGTTGTTACAATACCAACGTATACTAAGTGGTTCGGAGCGTATGGCTTTACCTTTGTTATACTACCAGCTGTTACTCCAAGATACACTTGATCTCCGTCTGCCCATGTACTTGTTGGGAGAATATTTAAGTTATCTATTAAACCCTGGAAAATTATAAATCCCTTCTGATTAGCAGCTATAGAAGCGGATAGAACTATACCGACAGTCTGTGCAGATGTTGAGTCCCCTATATTAGATGCCAACTTTACTGTCATTCTATCGCCAGTTCCTCCAAAGGCATACACAACCTGTCCCTTTGTAATAGTTACAGTCTCCGCATTAGTAACATAAGAAATAATAGAGTTTGGAGAAGTCCCTATACACTGGAACGTGTTAGCTGTAGAGTTGTATACGCAGAGCATTTCTCCGTTGGATTGTACATCTCCACCTATTAATGGCCCGTCATTATTTCTGTATAGAGATATAGCCCCTAGTGCGTTTATATTTAATGTGGCAACTGTTGTGTTTCCGTTTGTAAATCTTATCAAATAAGCATCACCATCGGCATAGGATGTAACTCCAGATACTGTTGCGGTGTACGTGTCAGTTCCAGATGCAGTTGCGTGAGGAATACTTCCACCTCCAGTTCCACCAGTAGTTGTAGTACCGTCAGCCATAAGGTACTCGGTGGACAGTCCACCTGGTATCTTAACTATTGATTGTTCTCCTTGTTGATTAATAGTAAACTTAATATCATCACTTTTAACAATTTCAATAGGATTTCCTGTTGATGATGCTCCGCTGTTAATAACAAGTCCTTTATTCGAGTTACCTAAATTAACACTAATACTTATACTTCCATTACCATACACTTCAATACCAGTACCCTCTGCTGAATATGCATGTACACCAACATTTCCTTGCCCATATACGCCAGTAGTATTTGCAGTTCCATAAACTCCAATGGTTTCACTTGATTCGCCTCTGATACCATACCCTTGGGATGAAAATGAATGTATTCCATCTCCCCCTCCGTCACCAACAGTAATAGTTATACCTTTTGTTGTAGTAGCTCCTAAAGTAGTAACCGATTGTAGATCTTGGTCACCAGTATTTGTGCCAGTAATTGCAGCTAATTTATTCTTTTCGGCAGTTGTATAATTATTCAATGTAGCGCCAGCTAAATCCCCGTCTCCTAATGGAACAATTGCGTCATCTCCAGTATCTGAATTAATTGTAAAGTTAGTAGATGTTTGGGACGTAGATAAGTTTGTATTTCCTCCAATTGATGACAACGCAACAGTATTACCATCATCTAATAAAATATTAGTTCCTGTGCCTCCAATTTTTATAAATGAATTAGCAGTTATAGAATTAGTGGTACTTGATCCAATATCTGTAACCTCTTGAAGATCCTGAGATCCACTACTAATATCTATAAGAGATATCATGTAGTCCTCGTCCTCCTCTATAAATCCGTTTCCTTCTATAAACTCTACGTTTACAACAAAGAAGTTAGGATCTTCTAGATACTCTTCTACAGAAACTATTTTATAACTTCCGAACAGGTTTATATTCTTAGCCTTGTATAACAAAACATTTGTACCAACCAAAAAATCAAAGAACTCTACTATGTAGTTTCCCTTTAGTGTTGTGTTGCTAAGTAAGAATGTGCTTATTGCAGAAAAATTAACCGTAGGCCCTATCTCTGTCTCAAATGACAGTGTTCCAGTAGGTCTTGTCTCTGGTGGTGTTATTGTGAAGTACTTGTACAGTAGATCTACCCCAGTATTAATTACTTGACTACCATTAAAATAATTTGATAGTTTTCTTGGAGTAAAGTTCTTGGTCTTGTTGTAAGTGTTTACGTCTGTACCTATCCACTTATCATCCGCTGTTACGTACTCATCTATCTGATAGATACTTATTTTTGTCATCTTCCTTGTCCTTTATAGGATTTTTTATAGTTCTTGCTCTGTTTTAAGGACGAAGTCTTGGATTTAGAATGAATACCTGGTCTATTTACATTACTCTTAACAACCTTAACAGATACTGTTTGTTTAGCCATATTACTATTATAAGTGAGATTATTATTATCCAGAGAAAGTTAACAGACTTTCTTTCAATTTCTTTTTTCTTTATTTTTTCAACAATTTTCGTAGACTGTTGCTTATCTTCGATCTTAGACGCTATCTTTTTCTCGGTATATATAGACTTATCTTTTGTCTTTTTGTATGTTAAAACTACGTTCTTGTAAACCTTACCATCTATAACTATATCCTTGCAGGTATCTAGTGGAGTTATTACAAGTTCATCGGTTATTACATCATTTTTAGTCTCTACATTAGAGACTATATTTGTCGCAATTTTAGTCGATATTTGCGACACAGAATCCTTCTTAACCTCATCTATCACTACCTTTCTAGTAGAACACGATGCTAGTAGTACTGCGCATGTTGATAACAACACGCATATCCAGAAGTATATGTAGTTCCTATCTTTCATGATATGGTTATGGTTATGTTCTTTGCCTTCTGCATCTTTTTAAATAATGAGTCGAATGCCTTCCTTGACTTTGTGATGTAGTCAACTGATCTGTTCTGACCAACAAGTATACACCCCTCTGTGTCGTGGTTTGAGTTCCCTGCGTGGATACGCACTCCCTCAAAGTTAGGTACACCTATAAGTAACGGAAGCAGTCTCTTGAACCTATTAGACTGGTTGATTATAACCTTGTACGTCCCCATAGGTATCGCAGTCTCTCCCTTTATCTTTACATATCTCTCGATGTCTTCTAACGTGTAGCACTCAAACTTTCCGTCAATTGTTAGCTCTCCTATTGTAGAGTTATCTGTCCTGTGAAGCCTCTTTACCTCTATTTTCATTTAGATACTATTTTAATTATTGTACCAACCAGTCCTGCCGTTAATAAACCAGCTACAAACTTTAACTGGCCAATGTAAACAGACTTCTTAGCCATGTCCAGCTCGATAAACTCGAGCTTCTCCTTTAGAGCCTCTATGTCGTGCTTTATACTATCTATGTCTGATATAACTCCCTTGTTTCCGTTAACCTTAGACCCAACTAACGCAGAAGATATATGCTGTAGGTCCTCCTTAATTAGCCGAAGGTGTTGCTCCATTCTGTCCAACCTTTCTTTTTCTTGAAATTCCATCAGCCCTTCAATCCTTTAACTATGTCAGTAAATCCTTGAATGCTTACGTAGGCCGTTGCTATAACAACCCAGTCCTGAGACGTCAAGTCTCCAGCGAATAACGCCATACAAGCTATAAGGAAAACAAGTAGTTTCCTGCTTATGAACTTATTCAGTATCGAGTCTATCTGCTCCCTGCTCATCTTACCATAGTGCAACCATACCAGTTGCGCTTGTTGTTGCTGAGAATACTCTAACTATCTGTAAAGGAAGTACAACTCCTGCTGGAACTGACACCAATGTAACGTCATCGCCACCTGCTGTAAGTACTCGAATGGTTCCACCTGATCCACTATACAACACGCACGGATCTGAAGTTCCCGCTACCCCTCCATTTGGAGACTCTATGTTTACTGTGTCAGACTTTACTACTGCAACAGCTCTTGTCTGCTGTAATTTTTGATATGCCATTACTTTAATATTTTGTTTATTAATAAATCTGGGTTATTTAGTGCTTGCTTTCTTTTGGCGCATCCACAGTCCTTCTTTGTTACTTTTGCAACCTTATCTACAACTGTTTTTATTCCAGTTGCCGTTGTTATCTGTTCTATTCTGTCTCCTAGTAGCATAACATTATTTTTTAGTTCCTCTTGCTCTCTTGTCTCCAGGCATCGCGCACTTAGACCCACGGTTTGATGACGCGCTCTTCATAACTACACCATTCTTTGTGTGGCTTGCATCTAGTCCGTCTCCGTTACCGTACGTGCCACGTTTTCTATTAATAGCGTTGAGCTCGACACGCTTCTTTACCTGATCAGGGGACTTGTTGTACTCCTTCTGGTAGTCGTTGTGCCTCTTCTTAGCCTCTGGATTGGCAGCGTAATATTTGGCTGTTCTCCCTGGCATTATTTTTTCTTCTTGGCAATCATCTTCATGAAGTCAAACTTCTCTTTCTTCTCCTTTTTTACCGCCTCTACCTTTGGTTTTGCTGCTGCTTTTTTCATTTTTTCTTTGTTTTACCTGCCTTAGATAAGGCGATTGCTATTGCTTGTTTTTGTGGTTTTCCACTCTTCATCTCTGTTCTAATGTTCGCGCTAATAGTCTTAGCACTACTTCCTTTTTTTAATGGCATTATTTCTTAGTGTTACCTTTTAAGTATGACATCTTACCCTTCAAAGATTTTGCTGATTCGTACTGTGTTGCCTTCTTTTTTGTGGCAGCCATAGCTGTTGTGCATTTTTTCTTCATGATATTTTATTTACCTTTGCAAAGATAATAATATAAATCAAATGAAATACAAGCCATACGCAGACTACCTCAAGTACTGGAGGGCAATAAAGACGCTCATCCGCAACAAGTACAACCTAAGCACATCCGATATCGACATACTCCTTTTCGTCTACAGCGAGGGATACTTCCGTCACAGACAGTTCTGGGAGTTCGAGTCTGGACTCACCTGGGAGAAGGACCGATTCAAGAGAATGATAGCCGACGGCTGGATCAGCCTGTGGAGGCCGAACAAGAACGGTGAGGCTGCCCTGTATGAGGCCTCCTACAAGACTAAGAAGATGGTCACAGACATATATCACATGATCGAGCTAAAGGTACACGTCTCAGAGAACCCTGTATCCAACCCAATGTTCAGGAAGGACGCGTCTTACACAGAGAAAGCCTCCAGGCCCATTATTCGTAAGATGAATCGTACGCGTAAGGAGCTCAAGAGGCTTAGGGATATCGAGGATCAGAAGATCTAGAGGACTACGACTATGTCCCTCTCCAGGATCACCGTGTACTTGATGTCGTTTACCAGCATCGTGTATCCAGCGTTCTTGTCGTAGTATATTATGTCTCCCTCCTTCACGCAGTCCACATTGGTTCCAGGCTTCACAACCTCTCCCTTCTTGTACCTGAACTGGTCGGTCTCGTTTCCAGTGAGCAGCAGACCCGACTGGGTCCTGATCTGCTCTTCTATTGTGTTTATTACTAGGTATTTATTTATTGGCTGCATACTATAGTGTTATTGATAATATTTCTTTTATGACTTCCTTGTCTGGATCTATTACAAATCCTAGCTGCTTCATCGTTGCTACCTCTAGTGATACGTTATTCTTTTTACATACCCATAGCTCTTGAGAAAATTTAGAGTCTATTATCTCGTAATTCTCGTCCCTTGTCACGTTAAATATCGCAACCTTTACCTGTTTGATTTTTTTCTCTGGTGTTGGCCAACTTATTTGTGTTGAACCTGTTGTTCCATAAAGTGGTGATCCGTTACTAAGTGTTGTTCCCATTATGCTCGTGTCATTGTTATTATTGCGTTAGTACTAAGTATTGTTGTGGCCACACTTACTGCGTTCTTAAGTGCGTTCTTCGTCACCTTCAGCGGGTCGATGATCCCCATCTCGTACATGTCACCGTACACGTCGTTCTTCACGTCGTACCCAGTGTTGGCATCTGATGCGCACTGCTCCATGATGTCGTAACCGTCGTTCCCTGCGTTCTCGTGTATCTGTAACAGAGGAGCCTGTATAGCCCTGGCCATGATCTGCATCGCCACGTACTTCTCTGGGCTGATGTCCTCTATCATGTCGTCAGCATCAGCGATGATCCTGTATGACTCGTTGAACAGTGCCAGTCCTCCTCCTGGAAGGATTCCCTCCTCTAGTGCCGATCTTACAGCACATACCGCGTCGTCCACCCTGTCCTTTCTCTCCTTCTGCTCCAGGTCCGAGTTTCCTCCAACGTATATAACAGCGATTCCACCTGTCAGGCTGGCGATCCTGTGCTTGATGAACTCCTTGTCCTGCTTCTTCTGTGCAGCATCGTGAGCTACCCACAACTGAGCAACCCTGTCGGTTACCTCCTTGTCTTTGCTAGCTGGCTTGATGATGGATGAGGTGTCTCTACCTATAATGATCCTGTCTGCCTTGCCTAGGTCCTCGATTGTTATAAGACTCAGGTCATCTCCTGTGCTCTCCGAGAAGTACTTGGCCCCAAGCGATATAGCGATGTCGCTCATCAGCTCGTTCATCTTGTACCCGAACTCTGGAGGTGCGATGTTACAGAACTTCAGCTTGTTCTTCACCACGTTAACTGCCAACGTGTTGATCACGTTCTGGTTGCATGGCCCAATGATGAGCAGCTTCTTGTTCTCTTGTATCACCGTCTTCAGAACCCCCTCTATCGAAAGGATATTGGATATCTCCTGATCTGTAACCAGCACCAAGACATCGTCCATGATGCACTCGTCGTTCTTGAAGTCGTTCACGAACATGTTAGAGGTGTAACCCCTTCCAATCTTGATACCGTTTGTGAACTCTGAGTACGTATCTGCCGTCTGTGAGTTCTCGATTGTAACGATGCCGTTCTTACCAACCTTGGTGTACGCGTTCGATATGATCTTACCGATCTCGTTGTCGTTGTTTGCCGATATCGATGCCACGTTGTGCAGCGTCTTTCCACTCACCTTCTTGGAGGATCTCTCCAGGCTGTGGATGATGCCGTTGGAAACACTGTTAATGTTTTTGATCACCTCTGTCACGTTGTGCTTCTCGCTCAACAGATCCTGGCCCTGTCTAACAATAGCCTCTGTCAGCACAATAGCCGTTGTGGTTCCGTCACCAGCACTTGTGGCTGTACGGTCTGCTGCCTCCTTCATCATCTTGACCGCAAGGTTTTCAACTGGGTCCAGCAAAAAGATTGACTTTGCTACTGTTACACCGTCCTTTGTAACCGTGATCCCGTGCGTGTGGTTTGGTGACTCGATCAGAACCGTACGACCTCTTGGTCCTAGCGTGCTCTTAACCGCCTTGGCAATTGTAGTTATACCATTAATTAGTTTCTCTCTTCCTTCCTCGTCGAACAGTAGTTCCTTGGGACTGTATCCAAATTCTTCCATGATTAAATTAAATTTTTACAAATATACGCAAAAAACGCATAACATTTAAGCTATGCGTTTCTCGATTTTCTTCAGCAGTGAACTACTTCTTTATTAATTTAGATGCTACAGTTTCTGCAGCCTGTGCTCTAGACGCTGTCTTAGCAACCTTATTTGTTTTTGATGTTACATTGTTAATTTTTTGAGCAGTATTTGCAATCCTCATTGTAGTTGTAATACCTTTAGCTAGTTTTAATCCTTTAGATATTACCTTAGGGATTCTTCCTACTACTGGCAAAGCCCCTAAAGGTTCAATAACATCATTTCTATCAATTTTTTTATCATTCCAAGCCTTCTTAACGTCTCCATAAGAGGATACTCCAGACGGATCTGCAAGCTGAACAATAGCTTTTTTTACTGGATTTTTATCACCCCATTCTTTTAAACTCTGAGCTTTAGATCCATTAGATTTAGCTTTTATCCTACTTTCTATATAAGGATCTTTTACTCCTTTCTCTTGAGCAGCTTTTTTATTAGCTATAACATTTATAGCAGAGTTCTTCATTGGGATCTTTTCCATTACTTCTTCTTCTTCTTATAAGCAGCAAGATTTGCTTTATCTGCTTTTGCTTTTAATACTCCTGGATTAGTTTTTGCAGGACCCGTGTATATATTTCCAAGGGATCCTCCTGTCTGAGGTTTTTTCTTTTCTATCATTACTTCTTCTTCTTAAATACAATGTTGTGCATAGGTGCTGTCATCTCTTTTGACATCCTCATTGCGCTTGCCATGGTCATAGCTTCTTCGACCATCTCTTTTTTCTCGTGTAAGGCTTTGGCTTCCTTGGCCATCCTGTACAAACCAATCTCTTGGACTGGCATCTTCTTGTTTATTCCCATATGAAGTGTATACTTATAAATGTTAGATAAATGATTAACTCGTTGTCTTGATACTCCTCGTCTATAGGGTAAAATCCCCATCCTATAGCTGGACCAATGTTGAATCGATTTCTGATTTCTATTTCCATGGTACAAAGATATAAAAAAATATTATAAATTTTTAGGTGTTGGGTTATATATTGGGTATGCGTGGTCAGTCCAAAATGGAAAACGATCTTTTTTCGAGGGGTGGGGTACCAAAAGTAGGATTTCCCTTCGGATTTTTAGGCTTTTCCCTGGGCACCAGGGAGTTAGCCATCTAGACCATACGTAAACGTAGTGGTAGATCCCTCCGTCGTGCCAATGCTAGCGCAGGATCGATCCATCCGATGTAAAGAAAATGTAACAGAATGTAACACGAATGTAATGAATTCAGAACCGTTACATCGTGTGAACCCTTATCAATACTAGGATTCTCTAGTAAAATGTAAAGATGCGCGTTTGGTACCTATATACCCAGCCTATATACGTTTTATATATTATACTTTTTTTTTCGCTGTGAAGAAGGGGAGTAAGTTTACATTCTTACATTTTTGAGGCTCAGGTCAATGATACCAAGGGCTACGGCGATGTAAGACTTTTTTAAACTTTACATTATTTTGGACAACTTTACATTCTAGGGACTTCCCGAGGTTTTCGTTACATTTTCAACACGTTTATTGGCTTGAGAGAGGATAAATCTGCTTCCAGGTCGAATTTGTGACTAGATACCCTCACACGGGCAACAACAAACCATCCCTTACGCGCGTGTACTTATTATTAAAAAATAGGAAAATCTCATAACTCACACGTTATCAACTACTTAATATAATTGTTAAAATTCTATACCTTCTGAGCCCAATAAAACCGAGCCAAATGTTAAATGTTTGTTAATTAATTAGGATTGTAATTGATAGTTGTCGTATGTTTGCAGTGTTCAAATGAACGAGTAGAGAATGTCACTACTAATCAAATCAGCAGAGACCACAGGCTTAAGATGTGGCGGAGGTGGAAAACACCATAAAGCGGGTAAGTCTACTCTAGAATAAGCGGTCAAAGTAATCCGTGAAGTCTCAAGACCATGTGGGTATCCAAATAGGAACGAGCATGAAACGTACATGGATGTGTTATCCATGCTGATGAGCCACAGAATGGCGAAACGTTTAAACACTATTTATCATGAAACTAAAATTGAACGACAAAATTAAAGTACACGGATTTGTTGCTTTAAAAGGAATAGAAGGAGAATTAAAGGTATCTAAAATAGATGAGATATCTTATTGGTTTAGTAAACCTAAAGGTTCTAAAATAGTGTGTAGACACATTATAAGTGACGTTGATAGATGTATAAACAATTCAGAAGATATTAATAGAATAGAATCAATATGATAACAGACGAATTCATTATATCATTTATAGAATGGTACGACATTAATTATTGGGTATACAATACATGGGATAATACAAAAACAACAAAAGAATTATTAGAAATTTATCGTAGGTTAACTGATGAGTCTTAAGTAGACGAAATGCCGTGAGGCATCTTAACCAATAAACATATTTAACATGAACATTTTTGAAAAAGTTTTAGTAGCATCGCTTACCACGTTATTCGTGGCAGGATTTGTAAGAGTAGTAATCGGAGTATTAACGGGAGAGTGCTCCAACATAACGTTTGGAATTTATGGGTAGTAACTTAAAAAACATCGGGCTTTGCCTAATACTATGGGCAGTATTTATAACTTTAATATCTATAATCTAATGAAAAAATCAATCTATCAGCACATCAACGAGGCGTACAAGGACGAGGTTCCTACACTAGAACAAGTGACCGCCATCATTAAGGAACATGCTCCTAGTATATCGTCTCCAGACCAATCGTTTGAGGAGACCGTACTATCAATTTACAATAACTATAAAAACTTTATCGCATCATGGACAAAATAGAACAAGCGAAGGCTATACTTAAGGAAGCGGGTTACTTTGTAGATAACCTATGGCACATCGACGATGTAAAAAATAATCACGAGTGCACAGACGATGAGGCTTATGACATACTAGAACAAGCCCTGACTAGTGATTGGATTACAGAACAAATATTCAGCGAGATAGATGATACTACAAAAATATAGACGGCAGTTCGGAGAGAAGTCGATAACATTGGCACACGGTAGCAATCCTGTTACCGTGCCATCATCATTCGAGCACAATCACATAGACAATGACTTCGTGAACATTGAGTTCCCACAGTGGTTCCTAGACAAGCACAAACAAATCCTCCATGAGATGGAGGTTAATACTAACCTATTAATTAAAAGACTATGCGACCAAGGATAACGGTAATAACACAGACCATACGGTCAATCAGAGAGCGTGAGCAGAAGTTCACGGCGCTTGTAAAGTACGAGTGCAAGGATAACCCACAACTGACGTGGCACGAAGCCAAGCAGTCAGTAAAGAACTCAATCAGGTTTGGACTAATGAGGAGGGAGTTGTCATGGATACAGTAATAGAGAGAGCCTTTGTGAAGGCGATGGTCAAGGTGATGAGCCTTGAGGACGAGTTACAACAGATGGGCAAGGCTATGTATGACGAGGGCCACCTTGAAATAATCAGGACAAGTATAGAGCGCGACTTAGAGGCGTGGAAATTAATCTTAAAACTAATTCAGAATGAAAGCAAAAGTAATAGTAAGTAGGGGAGAATTCGGACACACGTGGTGTCTAGTACTAGAGACAAAGAAGCACCACCAACGATTCTATTTGGGTCAGGACGGAAAGTTCTGCAAGAGGGTGCTCGGTATGGATCCATCAGAGGTGGTGTTCAGGATAGGCACCAGAGAGATAGACAACGACACGAAGGGCAACCGCATATTGGCGAGGTTCATATGCAAACAACTAAACATTAACGGACACAACTTCAAGCGCATCGAGGCGTGGGGTTTGTGTGCACAATAACTAAACACATGACACATTTTAAATCAGACGAGTTAGAGTTCTTCAACAAGTTCACAGACAAGTGGGTTAATGTAGGAGACGGCACTACGACTATAAGAGTCAAGCCAAAGGAGACACAGCTAGACCTACAGATTGAGGTGGCTAGGAAGACGAGTATTAACATAGTAACGTGTGGAGAATGCGGTAGCACACTACTACACAGACAATCGGACGAGACCATAGCGTGTCCTGACTGTGGATTCAGTAGTGAGCCTTGCGACTTCCCTGACTTAAACTACTAGACATGAAAGAAGAATATATCAGGATGCGTAATAGTGGGCAGTACAAGATAGAGTGGTTCCACAAGTACTACAGAAGTAAAGGGGGCAACGACGTCCCCTTGCAGACGTTCCACATGGTATTCAGCACGGCTAACCTAGACCAAGTTCTAGAGAGAATAGACAAGGAGTATGAATTGACATCCCTGTACGATGTAAATAATAAACTAATAAAGACATGGCAATAAAGATAACAGACGACTGCATTAACTGTGGACTATGCGAGCCCGTGTGTCCAAACAATGCGATATACGAGCCCGACGTGGATTGGCGATGGAGCGACGGCACTAGCCTGACGGATAACACACCACAGGATCCAAGATCGAGCGACGTGTTCTACATAGTTGAGGAGAAGTGCACGGAGTGTGTTGGGTTCTACGGTGCGCCACAGTGCGCGTCAGTGTGTCCATCGGACTGTTGTGTTCCTGACACGTACGAGACAGATTTACTAACTAAAAAACATAGACTACATGGAAATAATTAACGGAAGGTGGACGCGCAATGGAGATGCGCTCACGGTGGCAGACAACCAAGACTTCACGGACAGACTGATGAGAGTGAAAGAGTTTGCACGTGGACGTGAGTTGACGCATAGCAAGGTTCAGGTCTTGTTCAGGATATTGGACACGGACGAGTTGGTTGACGACGCGCTGAACTGCGTGTTGGGGATGAGTAACCGACAGATATCACAGTTGTTCTAGTGGAGGTCGGAGAGAGAGTTGTGTGCGTGGATGCTAGTAAGCTACCGCACACGTGCGACGAGTTATCGGCAGACGTTCCCAATTGGGTGGTCGATGGCAGTCAGTACACGATAAGAGAGATACGGGAGCACGACTTCGGAGCCGTCGGCGTGTTGTTGGAGGAGATAAGGAACGAGCCTAGGTACTTCAGGCTCATAGACAGAACAATAGAGCCGATGTTTAAGATATCGAGGTTCAGAAGACTGAAGCCGAAAGAGGTTCAGGTCTTGGAAGAGATAAACGCCATCTGATGAATAGAGTCCTTGTAAAAGATACAATGTAGGCCGTCTGTGTGCGTGAGTCAAAGTAGGAATCAGTTGGCAATGAATTCATAGTCCTACAAACACAGACATTCTTGACTGCTCGGAGAGACGGGCATTTTTTTAATTTAAACTAAATAATATGATAACAAGATTTATAGTGCACGAAAATGACTTTGATACAGAAGAAGAGTATGAAGAAGTATATAATAACCGCTATTTTAAATTAGGTTTCTTGAGAGACAAAACTAAATACGATGGTTTTTATAAGGATGTGAATTATGAAATAAAACTTAATGAATTAGATAAGGTACAAATAGTTAGCAATTACAGGATTGACCACAAGTATTATTGTTTAATGAATAATGTAATAGAATATTACCTATATGAAATATAGAAGTATAAGTGGAGAGTATTTGTACCTATTCAATTGGATAGGTGGTGGTTTTAACGATGTGTGGGCAAGAAGCAAGCGCGAGGCCTACGCAAAGGTTATCAGAGAGAGTAAGAAACACGAGAAGGAGTACCCGACGCACGTGAAGTTAAGGCCTGACTACGGGTCTATGAGACGTTGCACGTATGAGGAGTATCAACAACAAAACAGAATGGGATGGATGTTAGCAAATTAGACTTTTATCAACAAAGTTATAGTGAGGAAGAGGTATTAGATATACTAAAACAGTATGCACTTGAAGAACATTTAATAACATCATCTAAACCTGATGTATGGTTTAACAAATTTAAAAAGGAACAGAATGAAAGAAACACTTGAAGAAGCTGCTGAAAGATTAACATATACTGATATGTTAAATTGGGAAAATACATTATCAAAAGCATCTTTTATAGCAGGTGCTAAATGGCAACAAGAATTTAATGATACGTCAGAAGTAACAAGGGTTGAAGTAATACAACACTCAGACCCTTACAACGGAAGAGCATATACAAATTACAATGCTAAAGATGTTGAGATACAATTTCAAGATAGAGGACAAACACTTAAAATATTTTTAAAATGAAAAAATACGCGATACAATGGGACGATGAGACCCTTACCATGTCTAGAATCAATGACGGGTTCAGTCCAATAGAGTTACTTGGAATACTAACTCTAGCGATTAAAAGTATAGAAGAGCAGATGCTTGGTAAGGATACCACGCCAATAACAACAATAAAAACAATAGTAAAATGAAAGAAGAAGCACAAAGAATTTTAGATTTATTCAACGGGGACTACGTCCTAGGGTTGAGATGTATTAACGAGTTGATACGTGAGACGGGAGCAAAGTATTGGTACGACGTAAGGCGAGAGTATGAACAAGCGTAAGAAGGTAAAGGCGCAGTTGATGTACTGCCTGTGCAGTCTACTGCTAGAGTGTCTAGACGAGTTGAAGCCAACCACACAAAGGATGCTGAAGTTCAGGGATGACCTGATTGGCTTCTGCGAGGAGTTGAACAACGAGGTGGCCGACACCAACGTGATACAGAGGGGTACGTACTTCCAAGAGTTAAGTAAGAAGATTGACACACTAATAAGAAAGAACTATGAAGAATGAAATTTGGAGGGACGCGACATGGTTCCACAAGTCCACGAGGCTTGACACACCGTACTCGAAGTCAAGGATATTCAAGGGTATCAAGATCGAGAACACGGACGGGGACATAAAGATCCTGAACACAAAGTTAAACGGGGACTTCTACCAAGAGGTATCGAAGGAGGAGTACAGGATGTTCTATAGGCTAGGGTTCGAGCAGGGATGCTACGAGATGTGCCTAGCGAACTATAGGATGTCGCTGAATACAATCATCCGTAGCATACGTGATGAGATAGGGAGTCGAAACAATCAGAAGCACTACCAGTATCTGAAGACAATGAGAGCAAACCTAATGGAGAAGTACACTAATGTTTTAAAAATCAAGTATAATGGAAGTATTTAAGAAGTTGTCAGCCATCAACGTGAAGGCAAAGATTGAGAAGAAAGGTAACGTGGAGTACCTATCGTGGAGTAACGCGTGGGGTCTAGCCAAGCAAGAGTTCCCAACCACACAGAGGAGAGTATACGAGGACTCAGTAACGGGTCTGAACTACTTCAACGATGGTAAGACGGGTTATGTCAAGGTGGGTATAGAGATTGATGGCCTAGAGCACATCGACTACCTGCCAATTATGGATTTCCGTAACAAGTCTATAGGTATTGATGCCATCACATCGATGGACGTGAACAAGACTATACAGAGGAGTACGGTTAAGGCAATCGCAATGCACGGTCTGGGTCTGTCGCTATGGAGCGGAGAGGACTTGGTTACAACCACGGCAGTTGCTAAGAAACCTGCAGGCCCGATAGAGTTGACCATAGGTGATGAGAATTGGGACAAGGTAATCAAGTATATCAAGGACAACAAGCACCTTGGATTGGCCACGATAGTCAAGAACCTTGAGACGAAGTATAAAATTAGTACAAACATTAAAAAAGAACTAGCTAAGCATGTTGGATAAAAAAGCAATAGAAGAGTTGAGGAATGATTCTAGCTACTATGGTAGCTTCGGATCGCAGTTCCTAAGTAATAGCGCGGTGGGTGTACTGTTAAGTAACCCTAAGATGTTTAAGGTTAAGCAGGAGCCTACGGTTCCTATGCTTCAGGGTAGCTACTTCCACACGGCCATATTGGAGCCTGAGAAGTTGGCTAACTTTGAGATAGTGGAGGCGAGTACTCGTAACACAAACATATACAAGGACGCGTCCAAGGGCAACCTGCTCCTGCTAAGGAATGAGTGTGACAACCTAGACGAGATGGTTCGCGTAATCAAGTCGAACTTCTTCTTTTACGAGAACATTTACAAGGATGGTAACGTGTACGAGGAGCCCGCCATCATGGAGTTGTTCGGCCACAAGTTCAAGGGCAAGGCAGACATTGTGACAGACGAGATTATTATCGACATCAAGACCACGTCAAAGATCTCTGACTTCA